AGTGATTGCGATCGCAAGTAAATCATTTGCAGACGACACGATTGAATCGTTTTACAAAACGTATAACGAAGATGGAGGAACTAAAGACGGCAAAAAGCGTGATGGAGTTCAGGCTCTTAGCGAGCACATGGAACAGCGACGATTCGTAAACCAGATGACAGGGTATGAAAACATTTACGACATGATGAGCAAGTCGTACTCTTGCCTCAAAGCGTGGTCCGATGGTGTGATGATTCACAATGTCCAGCCATCGACTGAGGCTCTTGTAAAACTTCACGCCAAGGCGAGGAAGCACATTGACAGCGGTGAATTCAAATTGTAAATAGCGGGTTCGCTGGCACGCGAACTAAACTTGATTCAACCCGTTGTTCTGAAACCGTGATTGCGTGCCAGCGTCACAACCTTAGAGCAGCGGGTTTTTCTTTTGGAGCTGGCACGATGAAAGAAAGATGGGAACGATTCGCGGCTGACAATTACGAGGTGTCGAACGGTGGAATAATTCGTCGGGCAACACCAGGTCGCGGGACATGGGCAGGACGCGAATTGAAACGTGTCGTAATGGGAATGGGATACTTTGTTGTTAATCCGGTGATCGACGGGAAGAACGTACTGATGTACGTTCACAAAATCGTTGCGGTGTCTTTCCTTGGTGATCCTGATGATGGTCTGGAAGTAAACCACATCGACGGCAACAAACTGAATAACGTGCTGTCAAATCTGGAATACGTGACACATCAGCGGAACATGCAACACGCCAGAGAACTTCGGCTGATTAACGACCGGAAGATGTATTCCGATGATGCTGTAGGTATCGTTCGGGATCTGGCGGCCAATGGTATGAAATCACCATCGATAGCGAAACAGACAGGAATCAGTGCTCGGCACTGTCGCGATATAATAAACAACAAACTCAGGAGAACAATATGCCGGTAATCGATCAGGTCATCACAGACCAATACGCAATTTACAACGGCGACTCCGCCGAAGTGCTGCAAACGATTCCCGACGAATCTGTCGGGATGTCTATCTACTCTCCGCCGTTCGCAACGGAGAACGGAGGCTGTTTGTACAACTACAGCAGCAGCGTGCGGGATCTGTCAAACGCTCGGACCTATGAAGAGTTTTTCGAGCACTACGGATTCATCGTCAGACAGATTTACAGAGCGATGAAGCCCGGCCGAATTTCGGCAGTGCATTGCATGGATGTGCCAAAGCAGGGGGCCAACATTTGCGGGTACACAGATTTTCCGGGCGACATTATTAGGCTGCATGAGTCGCTCGGGTTTGAGATGCTTCCGCGAATTTGCATATGGAAAGAACCGTTGGCAGTTCGAAACCGCACAATGAGCAAGGCTCTTGCACATCGGCAAATTTGCGAGGACGCAACTTTGACGAATGTCGCATCAGCCGATTACCTGATTCCTTTTAGAAAACGCGGAGTCAATCCAGAGCCAGTTACTCATCCGAACGGATTGTTTGAGTATCACGGCGAACGTGAAATTCCGAAAGAACTATTCAAGTTCAAGGGATGGAAAGGAAACCAGATTGAGAACAGATACAGCCATTGGATCTGGCGACATTATGCATCATCGTTTTGGGATGACATCAGGATAGAAAACGTTTTACCGTACGAGGAGTCGAAGGATGAAGGCGACGAGCGGCACCAGCATCCTTTGCAATTGGATGTAATCGCACGGGCTGTGCAGATGTGGACAAATCCCGGAGACGTTGTTTTGACTCCATTTATGGGAGTTGGATCAGAAGTGTATGCACCAGTTACTCAGGGTCGTCGCGGCGTCGGATGCGAACTGAAAACAAGTTATTACAGGCAGGCTGTAAAGAATCTTGCAGCAGCCTGCCAGCCAAAAAAGGCAAATCCTCAGAGAACTATGTTCGAGATGGAAAATGAACTTGATGAGGTTGCGACATGACAGGACAGCCAGGACGACCAAAGAAAACAACGCCACCAATTCCGCCAGCAGGTTCTCGGCTAACACCACTGAAGTGTCTCGGAATCATTGCAGCAACAGAAGGAAGCGGCGGTTATCAGGTTTGGCAATGTCGGTGCAGTTGTGGAGAGGTTCACATTGCATTGAGAAACAGGATTCAAAACGGGACGACGAAATCGTGTGGCTGTCTTCGTCGGGAGCTTGGCAAAAGCAAGATTGAAAAGGCACGGGCCGCACATGTCGAGGCGGCAAAGCGAAGGAGGCTCGAAAATGTTCAATGAACTTTTGGCGATCGGATGCACTGTCATTGCTGGAATTATGGCAGCCGGTGCAATTGAGGCCAACATTTGGAAGTGATCACGCATGGTCTGCCCCTATCGGACGAAGAAGCCGACGTGTGGCCTACGCAAGCCAATGAAGGCGGGGCAGGCCATGTTCTAACAACAAACAAGGATGTTCACATGCTGGTTTTGAGCCGTCGTGTTGATGAAGTTATTTGCATTGGCGATGACATCGAGGTGCTTGTCATTCGCGTCGGGCCTACCTCTGTGCGGATCGGAATCACGGCACCGAGACACATAAACATAGCTCGAAAGGAGCTGCGTGTTGAGCCAGCAGAGGACAGCGATTGCGACTGAACACGCGCCCGCTGACGGCTTTCTTGGGTGCGGACTTCGTGGGTTCGCGCCGTCAGCGGGAGTGTTCCTTAAAGGGAATCGAAGTGAGAAAAGCGAAGACTGACAGAGTTCCGAAAACTCGCGCCGGTGGCGAATGGACCGAAGCTGCGTTTTGGGGATTCATTCGCTCAGGACTTCGTCAGTTGTCACGTCGTTGGCCGCCGTTGGTTCGGCACGCATTAAACGCAGTCAGAAGAAAAAACCAGAGCGATAACAAGCGTCTTAAGTGGGAATTTCAGTGCGAAAATTGCAGCCAATGGTTCGCACGCAAAGACGTGGAAGTGGATCACATTGAGCCGTGTGGCTCACTGAAATCATTTGCCGATCTGAGCGTCTTCGCCGATCGGCTGTTCTGCGAATCGGATGGGTTGAGAGTGTTGTGTTCTAAGTGTCATTTGAAACGGAAAGAAGAGAAATGAAGATCCAAAAAGGCAAGCAGGGCGGACCACGTCGCGTCCTGTTTCATGGGACGAACTTTATCGGAAAGACAACGTTTGCTTCGCAGGCATTCGGCGGGGCGTTGCTAGCGAATCTTGAAGACGATCGCGACGTTGATATGGACAAGACACCACCGATTCGAACCTGGGAGGAGTGGCAGGAATTCTGGTCGTATTGCGATCAGGCAGCGGCCAAAGGTGAGTTTCCATATCGCTGGATCGCTGTGGACACAATCGACGCTTTGCAACGCATCATCGAAAAGCAGATCTGCAAAGAGAAGAACGTTGAGAGCATGGCGGACGACAAGTTTAGCTATGGCAAGGGCAACAAGTTCATTGAGGCGATGTGGGACCGAATCAAGTTCCAACTGGACTGGCTGCACACAGAACGCGGGCTCGGAATCATTTTGTTGGCACACAGCGAAGCGGTGAAAATCACGCCGCCGGATGCACCGTCCTATGAGCGGTGGGAGCCGTCTGTCTGCGAGTTTGCTCGCGACTTACTTTGCGACTGGTGCCAAGAAGTTTTCTTTGGATCGTTCCGAACCTACGCAGTCAAAGAAGATGCTGGATTCAATCGCACTCGCAACATCGCAGCTGGTGGAAGCGAAAGGTTTGTCAGGACTCAGCCAACGGCTGGAGTCCGCGCCAAGAACCGTCTGAACATGCCGGAAGAAATGGTTGAGTTTTCGTTCGAGAAGTATGCAGAGTTTTTTGTTCCTTCAGAAGTTTTGAAAGGTAAGAGCAATGGCTGATTTGGGTGGTTATGACGCATCACAGGTTAAGGACAGCGAATTTGAGGCTTTGCCAGCAGGCGAGTATCGCGCCGTCATAACTGAGAGCGAACGCAAGAAGACGAAAGATGGCTCAAGTGAGTTGTTGCAGGTCAAGCTGCAAATCATTGACGGACCTTTCAAAAATCGAACGGTGATCGATCGTTTCAACCTGTGGAACAAAAATCCGCAGGCAACAACGATTGCTCAGCAGCAATTCAAGAAGGTTTGCGAAGCAGTAAACATTCTTAAGCCTGCGGATTCTTCGGCGCTGCACATGAAACCGCTGATGATCAAACTGGCTGTCAAAGAATACGACGGCAAAGAGCAAAACGAAGTGAAGGGCTACAAAGCCTGTCTGCCTCAGTCGTCTAATGCTACTGCAGAGAAGACAGCAACTGCTGGAAAACCTGCTGGCTGGTAGGTCTCAACAACATAGGCGCGGGGCAATCTCCGCGCCTTTTTTATCGACGGAGGGAATGCAGATGCAATGCCGAATGACGCTGACAACTGAGGTTCAGCAACCATGGCCAGCGATGTTGGTGAGTCACATTCAGGCCGACATCAAAAGCAAAAGCAGGCCAGTTCAGGAGACGGTGATTGTTCTGTTTCTTGAACCGTGGCAGGTCAAACAAATGCAAGGTGATCAATGGATCACAGAGATGTGTGGAAAGCTGCGGTCGCAGCATGGAATCACTTGTTTCGATATCAAGGTGGAGGTGATCAATGACTGAACTGACGATGACAGACAGGGCCGTTCAGGAACTGTCTACGTTTAACGCGATGATCGAACAGGTTTTGCCCTATGGTCTGTTGACTGTGGCAGAGGCCGGAATCGGTCAGGTTGAAGAGGCTCACAAGGCCGTCAAGAAACTTCACGCAGCGATTGAAACAAAGCGCGAAGACCTAAAGAGAGCGGCCATTGATTACGGCAAGACTGTTGACTCAATTGCAACACAGTTGAAGTCAAAGGTCAAAGAAGTTGAGTCGAAACTG